AAAGCCAACCCGCTTAGCAAACGATGCAGCAAACGGTGAGGAGGGCGGTGGCTGAAACGAGAGCTAAGTCGTTGAGATATAATGGTCGGAGTGGCCGGACTTGAACCGACGACCCCCTGTCCCCCAGGCTGATCCGGGGCGTTGATCTGAAAAGAGAATTTTGCAAATGGCCCGGCTGAGGCCGGTTGCAAACTCAACGGCTTAGGCCGGATCTGCAAACCGATGTCCTAACCCCCCCCTCCCCGTCCTCACCGATGAGGGGGAGGGGGTTAGTCGGGTTTGGAAGGAAGGGGGTTGCGAGGGGTTCGGAGCCTACGGGCGATCAGTCTGGCTTGGGCTTGGTGCGCTCGCGGGCGTCGAGGGCTTCGTCCACGAGGACGCGCACGGCCTCCGACCATGTGAGCACCGGCATCTGAACGCCACGCCAGCGCTCGACGCGAGTCGCCCAGTCTTCGGTGCAGACGATCTGCTTGCGCACGTCCATCAGTTTGCCGCCGACATCTTTTCGCGGTCGAGCCACGTTTTCGGTCGCCCCAAGAACCTCAACCATCGCCGCTTATGCCCTCTTGCGTCCAGCCGCAACTTACATAATATACACATCTAACACACGCAATAGGAGCCGCTCCGATGGGCCGTGAGATCCGCCGCGTACCGCCGAACTGGTCGCATCCGACGCGCATGCTATTCTGCTGGGAGCCTCGAAAAGGCTGGACGAAAAAGCTCGCCTACAAGTCGATGCTACCGACTCCGCATGCCGAAGCCTTGGCGGAATGGGAGGCGGAAAAAGCGTCTTGGGACGCTGGCGAGCGGCCTAAGTATGTGCGCGCCGACACGACCTTCGTTGAGTACTACGGCGAGCGACCCGAGCCGGAGTATTACGTACCGTTCTCGGCAGACGAGGCGACGTGGTTCCAGCTTTGGGAGACCGTGAGCGAAGGCTCGCCCACATCGCCGCCGTTCGCCACCTTGGACGAGCTTGCAGCCTACCTCGCTGAGTGGGGCGACTTTTGGGATCAGAGCCGCGCCGTTGAAGATATGCCTGCGCGTGAGGTTGAACGCCTGCTGCTTGAGACCGATCACCAGCACGAGTTCAAGGCAGGCTGGGGCAAGGAGCGCGCCGAAGCTTTCTGCCGCTCCGGCTGGGCGCCGAGCATGATCGTTCGCAACGGGCAGGTGCTGACCAATCCCGGTGACATGGTGAGTGCGTGATGCCCGGCGCCATCATCTCGTTCGGCTGGGGCGCGCCCAGCTTCGCCGAGCAACTGCCACAACTGCCGGCGCTGGATGCCGAGGCGGCCGATGCCGACAACAAGGCGATCACTCGCTTGTCGGTCCGCGGGATCCTCACTGAAGGCGAACGCGACAAGGCCATCCGTCGCGCGACGCGTCGTATCGAAGAGGCGCTGAGGAAGGCCGCCGACCCCGCCTAACCCCTCCCGTAATCCCTTAGGAGAGAGCCCGATGACTCCGCAGGAAGCCGCAGCCATCGTCCGCCAAACCGCCGACGAGATGCGCCTGAAGCCAGGGTTCGCCCGGCTCGCCATTGAGATCGCGGCACGCGCCGTCGAGCGCGGCCGGCATCAGACCGACGCTGAGAAGCTGGCGAACCTGTGGGCCAGCCTGAAGGACACCGGAATGGACGACGACGAGGCCGACAGGCTCACCGACTTCTGCGCCGAGAAGACCGACATACTGGATACGGGAGGCAAGTGATGGACGACGAGCGCATCAAGAAGGCGTCGCAGAACCTGCTGAAGGCCGCGCTGATGTCGGCCGATGAGTTGGCCGCCAAGAAAGGCGAAAACGATCTGTTCGTCCGCATCAAGCGGAATAGCGAGCGGCTGAGCAGCTGCGAGGGCCACGACTTTGAGCCCGATCCGGACTGGCGGACATGGAAGCCGAACCGGACCATCCACTGCCGGCGGTGCGGCGGCGACATGAAGATGCACGACGCGATGGAGTACCTGCGCGGCTTTGCGCACGGCAGCGGTCGCGACTTCAAGGCGATCACCGAGACGATTTGGCCTCCGGCTGACCCCGCCTGATTTTCCCTTCACTACCTGCGGAGAGACGAGGAATGGCTGAGACCCTAACGCCGGATCAGATCGACGCCCTGCGATGGATCGATCGCAACGACACGCACGAGAGTAGTTGGCTGCGTAAGGGCAAGCTCGCGTGGGGCGACTACGACAAGTGGGATGCGATCCGCTGCGCTGGACCACGTGGATCCATCGTGATCCCGACGCCGGACTGGGAAGCCATCCGGCAGTTCGTCACCCCCGGCATCGGATCCGACCGGCCCAGGTCAATCCACGTGCTCACCGAACAGGGCAAGGAACAGCTTCGTGTCTGACGCCCCCGCCCCTCCCCCTGCACTGGTCGCATCCGCAGAAGGGGAACCCGTCACCGACCTAGACCATGCCCGCTACGACCGGGATGGCTGGATGGAGAGCGCGCTGCGAGCGCAGGGATATGTGGGTGAACTGCAGGGTCGGCTTGCCGCCGCCCTCGCCCGCGCGGAGAGGGCCGAGAAGGCGCTGGAGGCTTCGGCCTATCTGGCCAGCCTGTATCGCGACTGCTGGCTCGGCAAGACCGTCCGCGACCTTCCTGAGGCCGAGGCCGCCTACGTCAGCGCCAATGCCGCCGTGGTTGCCGCCGCCCTCGCCCATCCTGCCCCTGCTGAGGAGGAGAAGCCGTGAGCGATCAATGGCGCCCTATCGCGACGGCTCCGAAGGACGGCAGCGCGTTCCTCGGTTTCTTGCCGCAGTTCGGCCATTTCGCTGCCGAGACCCGGATCCAACGATGTGTGTGGACCGGCTGGGGTGGTGGCTGCTGGGACTGCCAGTTTGAGAAAGGCGGGCGAGGTCCGACGCATTGGATGCCGATGCCTGCGCCGCCACCGCCGCCCTCACCTCCCCAGGAGCCCTGAATGCCCGCCACTTCACAGCCCTCGGCAGACGCGGGGCGGGGCGAGAGGCTGACATCGCTCAGAAGGAAGACCCTTGAGCACATCCAAGCCGTCAATGAAGCCAGCGGCTCGGGCGCTCGTTGCCCCTACGGCGAGATGATTGAGGAGGCCGAAGCTTCGATCCGCGACGGTCAGTCAGAATGGCGTGACGTGCCTTATGGCGCCGGCCGCTGGCTAACGGATGCCGGACGCGAGGCCCTGTCCAAGGAGAAGGACCATGGCTAGCAACTCCATCAGCCTGCAAGTGCCAACCGCCGATGAGATCGCCCGCATGATGGCCGAGATGCGATCCTACGAAGAGCCCAGGCTTCGTTGGGTTGTGTCAGCCTCAGATCCGACTGCAGCGCCCAAGCTGCAGGAAGGCATCCGCTTCAAGGCATCGACGCATGCCGGGGTTGAGTGGCGCGACGTGCCGACCGTCGTTCTGCCTGACTAGCCCGATGCCAGACGCCGACCCGATCCTAGAGGCCGTCTCTGCCCTCCGCTCCGATGGCGTCGAGGTCGAGCCGATCGGGGAGGAGATGGATCGCTGGCGGATTGGAGACCTGACGTACTCCGATGGGGATCTCTGGCGGTTGGCAGTCAGCCGGGGGCTGGTGGAGGAGGATAAGCCGTGAGCGAGACACGACCACGTGCAGCGAATGGGCGGGGCGGGGAACTAGATCTCACCGTCTGGTGCGAAGCATGCGGGCACTCGCATCACAGCACGGTGGGCCGGCTTGCTGAAGGCAAGGAGCGATGCGGCACCACCCTTCGGAGCGGCCCCTTCTCAGCATGGCGCCTCTGGGCGTTGGATAAGCCGCTGAGATTGACCGATGCTGGACGCGAAGTCCTAGCCGAGCCCTCCCCCGCGCGGTAGCTCGCCCCCATGCCGCCGATCACCCCCGCCGTCGCAGCACGGCGCCTCGATGCCCTCCGAGCCTGTGCCGCAAACCCACAAGGGCTACGGGGAGGCGCGTATCCGAGCGTGATGCCGGTGCTGGAAGCGCAGGGGCTGGTGACTAGGCGGAACGGTGGGCGCAACGGGCGAGCGGCGTATTGGTTTTTGACCGAGGCTGGGCGGGAGATCGTCAGAGAGATTGGCGTGGATGCGGCAAGGGAGGGAAAATGATGCAGAGATCCAACGCACCGGACTTCGACCCGCTGAATGCGACCGCGGATGAGGAGACCGGCATGATGCAGGGCTATCTCGCCGCCGGGATCGCGCCTCGTGGCACGGCCTGCCCAGACACCGCATCGATCGCGTTTGAGCACGGCTGGAGGATGCGCCGCAACGATCAGGCTGGCGTCGTGGACGATGACCAACGCAAGCTGGCTTCGCGAATAGCTGAAGGCCAAAAGGACGCGGATCAGCGTCGGCAGCGACTACGCGGCGCCCTGCGAGGCCCGGCAGCGAAATTCAAGATCTGAGGTCCAGGCACAAAAAAACCGCTCGGCTGGGCCGGGCGGTTGGGCAGAACGTCAGCGATGTGATGGAGGGCTACCGCTTCGTCAGGTTGCCCAACAGCAGCCCGACCCCGATGCCGAGGCAGCACCACATGGTGATTAGCCCGTGGTCGAGGGAGCAGGGGCCGTGTGTCATGCCGGCGATCGGATGATGACCGACTTCACGGCCTCGGCCAGCCAGCGCAGATCGGGCGATGTGTAGGTCAGCCCGAAGATGGTCCCGATCACGATCAGCCACGCGAGCCCGAGCCGAACTTGAGACCACGCCGGCACGTCCTTGCCGAACAGGTTGGGCGTCGTGATCAGGATGAAGATGCCCGCCGAGATGATGGTCACAAAGAACGAATAGACCGAGTTCTCCACCACTTGGCGGTCGAAGTCGGACAACCGCCACAGGATCTGAAACAGGCCGCCGAACGCGAGGCCGGCCAGGATCAGGCAGGTCGCCAGCGCAGCAAGCAGCGGCTCGTTGGGCCAGCGGTGCGCTTGATAGGCGCGGATTGCAACGCGCAGATAGACGATCAGCCCCATGAACGCGAGCGCCACCACGGACGTCCTGGCCCCCTCTGCGAGGGTCGTGGTCTGCGTGTAGTGCGCGATGCACGAGAACAGGGCGAGGAACCCGGCGGACACCCACGTCAGCCGATTGGACAGGAAGCGCCTAATGCCGATCATCGTGAGCTTTTCCCCGATCGGTTTCGCCGATCATCCCACCAAGCATGAAACGGATGCGGGCTTCCGTCGCCATCGCCCGCGTCGCATCTAGGACAACGCCCATAGAGGCTCGATTGTTAGCTTCCATGGCCCGTGTCCGGTCTTTCGATAGGTCCGCTTCAGCCTGGAGGCTGACCGCACTCAGGCGCAGGCTTGCACGCTCCGGCGGGTGCGCTGACTTTTGGTTCCAGAGGGCGCTAAGCATGGCACGAAGTCCCATCTACCGGCCCCCGTTGTTAGGCGTCTGCGGGCCTCCGATGAGATTGCGCACGAGACCCGAAAGGTCCGCAATCCGGTCCTGAAATTGCTGCAGGTTCCGGTCGAGCATCGCGGAATTGCTGGTTGCCGTGATCGAAACGCGGTCCAGCTTGTTCGCTATCTCCTGCAGGGTCGCGGTCCTGTCGGCCTGAGTCTGCGAAAAGACGCTCATGGCAGCAGTCGCGTTGGCCAAGCCCATCGTGACGTTACGCAGCTCCTCAATCCGCTTGTCGTGTTCGCCCTGGAGCAGCTTCTGCCAGTCGTCGCGATCCTCGTCGTGAGCCTCGTCCTTTTTCTCCATCGCAGCTCTGTGCTGGCCCGGCTGCCGGATCACGAGCAGGTAGAGCGCAACGATGAGGGCGACTGCCGTGAGGATGAGGAGCGCCCCAGCAGGGCTGTCTGCCATGACCTTAGACGCCGCGTCGGTGACAACCGGCGGGATCCCAGTCGGGATGCCTGTCGGCACCTCGGCTGCGGCTTTCCAGATGAGATCCATCGGCTCGGGCCGGCTACTTGATCAGGCCGCGGAGAGCGAGGTCGTCGAGAGCCGGCTGAAGCACCGTCTTGACGCTGGCATGCTCGTCGAGCGGCAGGGAGCGGAAGATCATGCCCGCGATGCCCGCCGCGCCGCCAGCCTTCTCGACGACCTTCGCGGGCGTGGTGTCCACGACCCACTGCGTGCCCTTGGCGACGACTTCCGAGCCCAGGGGCACCGTGAGCGTCTTGCCTTTCACAGCCCCGGCCACGGCGTTGACGCCGTAGTCGGCGCCGGCCTGGATCGCGGACTGCACCCGCTCGCGGGACAGGAACAGCGCCGCCCACGGCGACACCTTGGCGACGCCGGCCATGACGACGCCGGCCGCCAGCGGCACGACGATTGCGGACACGGGCTGGAGGATCGCGACGAGCCAATCGCCCCATGGGAGTCCTGCCGAAGTGGGTGCGGTGACGGTCTCTGCGGCCAGAGCGACGGAACAGGTACAGGCGAGCGTCAGCGCCGCCAGGGTGAGACGGTTCATAGGATCTCTCGATGTTGGGAAGCCGGAGCCGCCGGCGCGGGATCAGGTCAGTGGCCAAGCCACGCGTAGACGAGCAGCGCGCCGCCGAAGAACAGCGACACCGCGATTGCCGTCGCGCAGAACGCGAAGAGGCCGGGGGGGAGGTCGTTCACGCGGCAGCCTTCAGGCCGTCAATCGCAGCCCAAGTTGATGGACCGCAAATGCCGTCGGCTACCGCCAGCCCGTGCGCCCGCTGCCAAGCGCGTAGGGCCGCCTCGGTGCCGGGTCCGAACTTGTCGTCGACCTTCGTCCCGAGCACGAGCTGCAGAACCCGGACGTCTTCGCCGGAGGAACCCCGTCGAAGCGTCGGGCGCTTCTGCGCGTCAGCCTTCGGAATGGGTGCCTTCACCGCGGCGCCGTTCATCAGCGAGGCCACGCGCAGGCGGAAGGCCGGCATGTCGAAGGTCGGGTCGATCTTGCGGCCCTTCGGCAGGGCGTATTCCTTGTGGCCGGCGGCCATGATGGGACCGGCGCCGATATGGGTTAGGATCGCAGCGCAACCACGCGCATAGGCGTCCATCTGCACGTCGGGCCACGGCTCGCCGACGCCATCGTTCTCGGCTTCGACGCCGATCATCTGCGAGTTGCCGGCGGTGACGCCCTGCCAGGCGCCGCGGCCAGCATGGTAGGCCAGGCCCGCCGAGACGACGTACCATGTGCCGTCGCGGCCGAGGGCGAGGTTGCAGAGCGGCCCTGCGAGATCCGGCCGGCCGTTCGTCACCACGCCGAGCGAAGGCATGTTGCCGGTGCGCGGGCCGGCGGTGTGATGGAGCAGGACGCCCTTCACGGTGCCCATGGGGGCGTGCCCGCGGAGCTTCCAGCCGGGTTGCTCGGCGACCTTGAGGCCAGGGCCGCGCAGGACGTCGGCGAGCCAGAGCGCGTTGCCCATCGTCAGTCCTCCACGCTGGTGCGGGTCGGCCGACGGCGCCGGGGCTTCTTGTCCCCCTCAACGCCGCCCTGGGCCTCGGGCAGATCGTGGTCCTCGGTGACCTCGTGCTCACTGCAGTCGTGGCCGCATAGGCAGCCGTCGTGGGCATCAGGATCGTGGGGATCAGACATCAAGGTCACCTTCCTGCACGTAGTACTGCTGCATCCGGGTGGTGCGCGGGTCGCCTGGCCAATACGGGATAGGATCCAGCGCACCGTATTCACCTGAGCGGAACATCGTCTGCTCTAAAAGGCGGCGCTTATGCAGGCCCGTCTTCTGTTCGCCAGCAAGGTTCCGGTCGCATTCGGGGAACAGATTTGCGGCGCCCTCAATATCGCCTGCATTGATCAGTTTCACCACGTCCCAGATGTACCGGGAGCCAGTGTTAAAGTGGAGAGACATACAGGCGTCCCAGACCTGTTGCGTTACCGGCACCTTGAGAGCCTTGTTCAGCACTGACTCCCGCTTGGCGATGTCGTCCTTGAGGAGGTCGAACGCCGCTTTGGCCGTGATCTTATCGCCGACTTTGAGCTTCGGGTTGTTACTTCCGAACCCTATCGACGGGTGCGGTCCGTCCGCGTAGGCAGTCAGGACTAGCGCTTCTCGGCATGCAATGAAGAGGATGCCAGATCTTGATGTCTGCATTTTCTTCCCATTAGAACTTCTTCGATTGGCCAACCTTTGCGCAATCGAGTGTGAGCCTTGGCGTAAGAAATACCGCTGCCGTACTTCTCGACGCACTTTTTGAACGGCAAACGTTCGCCACCAAATTCAACGATCACGTTATTGCGCCTGTTCAGGCAGTTTTCGGATCGAGTGACCCATCGGCAATTGGAAGGGCTGTAATCGCCATTGTTATCAATTCTATCGATCTCTAAATCGCCGCGGTATCCGTTGGCCTCACCCCATGCAATAAAGCGGATCGCTCCATCCGGGCCAGACCACTCAGGGGAAACTCTGATGCCGCGGAACCCGTAATTTTTGGTACGCGGGTTTAAATCAGGCTTGCACCTGTGCTGGATGCCGCGCCAAATCTTAAATAACGGATGATGCGAAAGCCCGTGTGTTGCGTGACTGCGGCTAGACAGCTCTCGTGTCATGCAACCACATGATTTCGAACCGCCGCTACGTAGGACAGGCAGGTCAACTTGCTTCTCTGTGCCGCAATCACATTTGCACAGAAACGACCGCTTGCTATGGCCGCTAGCCCAGACGCGCGTGGGCAACTCATGAAGCGTAGACCACGAACCAAACCGTGTTCCGGACGGGACTGAAATAGGACGAGACATTTTTGCTCCCCAATCGCGCGTACGATTGAAGGCGTATCGTATGTATGATATGCCGTCAATAACGTACCTACGAAAAGGCAGCGCCTTGACCGAATTTCATACGTATGCGACGCGGCCTCGCGTGGGCCGGACAAAAGAATGGGAGAAGCGCCTGACGCTTCCGCTGACCAGCGAAATGGTCGATCGTCTTGACGCGGCTCGCGAGCCCGGCGAGGACCGCCTTACCGTGATCCGCAAGGGCATCGAGCGCGAGCTGAAAGCCCGCGACCGACAGAAGGCGAGCAAGCTGCCCGAAAACTAGTTCCCGCTCGGCGTGAAGGTGACGAGGCCCTTGCCGATCTCGTCGATCTTGGCGAGCGCGTCGGCCAGTTCGGCGTCGGAGGCGGCCTTGTCCTCCGTCTGCTGCGCGGCGCGGGCGGCAGCGACAGCCGCTGCGAGTTCGTTGCCGCGATCGGTGGTGTACTGGTTCACCTGGGCTTCCAGGGCTTCCAGCTTGGCAAGCAGCGCGCTCTTGGTGTCGGACATGATGATCTCCAGTCGGGCGAGTTGGTCGGAGACGCGATAGAGCTGATGCTCCATGCGCCGGCTTCGGCCGCCGATGCTGCGCAGGACGGCGAAGAGGTGGCGGCACATCAGGGCGCGCAGCCGTGCGCCAGCGCCGCGGGAATGCGGGTCATGGTGGTCCTCGGTTGTGGGTGGATGCGGCGGCCTGGAGGCTCAGCCGGGGGTCAGAAGCCGCGGGCGTACCAATAGACAGGCGAATAGGCCTGGATCACGCTGCCGGGGTCGATCTGCCGGGGGCGGACGACAAAGCTCGTCGGTGCAATCGCATCAATCATCGCGACGAAGGCGCTTGCCGTGGCTCCGGACACCGGGGTCACGACGACGCTGCGGCAGGCGTTCGGGAACTGGATCGGGAAGCCGACGGTGGTGTCGCCCGATGTGCTGGCGAACCCCCATTGCTCGACCGCGCCATCGCTCCAGACTCGATAGCCGGTCGAGCCGCTAAGGCTCTGAGCTGTGAGGCGAACGACATTCCCTAGGGACGCGCTCACCTCGCTCGGGAGCATACTGAGGACGCGGATCTGCGTGAGCGCACCGCTTGTGAAAGCGTAGCCAACGATGAGGTAAGAACGCGAAGCCTTGATGTCGCCCTCGACCAAAGGCGTCCCATCCGCGCGCGTGACGGCTGCAGCGGCTGCACCGTCAATCGCAAGCGTCAGCGGGTTTGCCGTCAGCCCGGTCGGAGCCGCTGAGAAGTTGATGCGCAGCGAGAACGGATGCGTGATCGCGGGTGTGCCGCCTACCGTCGTCGGATCGATTAACCCCTGCCCGGTCGTCAGGGTGTAGGCGTTTTTGGGGCCGGCGGCCGCAGTCAGCGCCACCCCGATGTTGTCATCCCGCCAGAGCGCGGATGAGGCCATCATACCTCGGCAGCCGTCGTTGAGGCTCGAGGCGGGTTGCCCCTCCTGAAACTGCGCGCGGGCGTCTGCGGTCTGGTTGTCGAGGGGCGTAGTGCTCCACTGGTGCGCGGTCATTTACGGGCCACTCCGTGAGCCTGAAGCATGCTGAAAAACTTGGATGGGTCGAACATCTGCCGGGCCTGCTGCAGGCTGACCGGGTTGCCGCCGATGTTAGGCTGGCCCGGCAATCCACCGCCGCCGCCGGCGGCCTTCTGCAGGTTAGAGCCGACCTTGCCGGCGACTCCCTGCAAGGCGCTCATGACGCCGCCATACTGACTGTCGGGCTGAGGTGCCGCTGCGCCCGGTGCCGCCGGCATCATCGACTGCGCGGTGGCGCCCATGGCGGTCATCGGCTGGGCGGCGAGCGAGGAGACACCCGCCGGTGCGCCCTGGCCTGCCACCGGGGCGCCCTGAGCTTGGATGCCGCCGATGCCGAAGCCGCCACGCGCCGCAGTTGAACCAGCGCCCATGCCCGGGTTAGTCGCGCCGGCGGTTACGCCGCCGCCCATCGACGGCGACTGGCCGAACTTGCTGGTCCACAGGTTGGCGAACTGCGCCCCGGTCATGTCGGGCGAGCCGCCGTTTGAGGTGATGTTCCGAACTGGGACCACGTTCGCGGCGGGCGCATTTGGGTTGGCGAGGATCTTCGAGGCGCCGCCGCCACCCTGCTGATGCGCGAGGTAAAGCTCGCCGTCGGTTGGATCCCGGCCGAGCACCCGCTGAAGTTGCGACCTGTTCTGCAGCGCGTACTTGGCCGCAGCGTCCGCGCTCGCCTGCGGGTCGAACGGGTTCGATAGGTTGAAGGAGTCGGCCGTGCTCGGGATGAACTGGTAGAGGCCCGCCGCCTTGCTGCCGCGATTGAACGCATCCGGCCGGCCGCCGGACTCGATCTTGGCCATCTTGGCGAGGTAGTCGACGCTGATGCCCGGGTTGTTGCTCGCCGCCTGCATGATCGCGGCGTTGACCTCCGGCGCGAAGCCGTAGCGCGACAGATCCCCCATCTGCGGCTGGGCCTGAGCCTGGATCTGGGCCGGGTCTGGCGTCAGCGCAGGGATGGTCGCCGCCACGCCGGAGCCGTCAATGCCGGCGACCGATGGCCCAACCGACAGTTCGGGCAGTGTTACCCCTAGGACGCCACCAGACATTTTTACTCCAGGGATCTGGACGGAAGCTCGGCCGCACACCAACTTGTGCGCGTACTCAGAAGGAGGCCGTGATGCGGTCGCTCATCGTCGGATTGGCCCTGCTGGCCAGCACCCCGACTTTCGCCATCGACAAAAGCGCCGAGAACCTGCTCAAAGGCGCCAGCGCGCAGGCTGCGATCCAGCAGTTTTGCAGCGATCAGTTTCAGGTAGATGCCGACCTTTCCACCAAACTGGGCAAGGCCGCGCACGACGCCGCGTTTCAGGTGCTCGGAGAAGCTGACGGCGACACTGAGTTCCGGGGCGAACTTTCGCGTCGGTTCGACGAGGTGAAGTCTGCCGGCCCGCATCAGTGGTGTCGAAATCAACGCGCCACTTACAACGAATATAAAATCCCGGTCTTCAAGAACTGATGCGTCGCCTCATTCAGCCTGGATGGGTGCTGTTTCAAATTGCGGTCGTCGGCTTCTTCCTGTGGGTCGCCGCAACCGTAGAAACTAGCCAACCGCGGCAGTACGGTGTGATGTTGGTCGCCGGGATCTTCGCCGCTTACGCTCTCACGGTCGCTCTGCTGATCCTCAACGAAGGCCGCAAGGACGTGGCACGCCTCATCCAACGACGGCGCTCTGCTACCGGGATCGGACGCGAAGCTGCAGCGGATCAGCGCCTCGAGAGTCTTCGAACCCCTGACCGCCTCGGGCGACCTGGCTCAACAGACCGTCGCGGTTCGTGAGCAGTCGGTTGCCGAGGTAAGCCTGCATTGGGGCTGACATGAGTGCTCGGCCGGCCAGAGCCGGAGCGCCAAGCCCGGCGGCTGCTGCCAGCAGGGCTGTTTCGTTCGGCACGCCCATCATGGCGCCCGCACCAGCCGACCCGAGGACCGTTAGCGCATGCTGCGCCATGCTCCGGGGAGCCGTGCCAGAGTTTGGTAGCGGCGCAATCGCAGTGGCGGCCCGCGCCAGATCCGTCATGTCGCCCTGGCCTCGCACGTAGGCCGCCTTGTCCTGCCCGGCCACGGCCGAACGCAGCATGTTCGGCGAGACGTTGCCTTCAGCCGCCGAGACGCCGGCGCCCCCGACGGCCTTCTCCGCCGTCTTCATGGCTGCGTACTGCCGGCGGGCCTCGCCCAGGGCGCCCGCGTCCGGCGTGCCCGCGACCGACCGTTCAAACGCGCTATCCATGGCGTTGCGCAGGCCCTTCACAGAGTCCGCGTAGAGCGGATCGGTGGTCTTAGCGCCCTGCGCGAGTTTGGTCAGATCCGAGCGCGCCTGCTGGTAGACATCGCCTGGGATGGATCCGCCGCCAGCGATGGTCTGGTTGCGGACGTCGTCGATCAGGTCGCCAAACATGCCCTTCTGGAGAGGGGTGAGCTTCTTGCCGTACCGGTCGATCGTGTTGGCGATGTCGTTGCCCATCTGCGCGTCGTACTGCAGGGAATTCCGGCTTTGAACGTCGTCGAACACGCCGCCGATACGCTTGGCAGCTCCCCGCATCACGTCAGGCGTGAGCAGATCAGCATCCTCGCCGAAGCGCCGGGCCACGGCGCGGTTGAGTCCCTGCTTCTGAGCTTCCATCAGATGTCCGGCGCCCGAGCCGGCGAACGGCACGTCACTCAGCGTGCTCTCCATCCACTGGAGGGGCATCGAGCCCGTACGCTGACCTGCGGAAAGCGGGATGCCCTCGGCCTCAAGCGTATTCGTCAACGGGATCCGGCCTGCCGATGTCGTGATCGGCGTAATGGCGCGAGACGCCGCGATCGGTGATGCGATGGCCGCGGCGGCGCGGACGAACGGTTCGGCAGCGCTGCCCGCCGTCGCCTGACCTGCGGCCTCACTGGCGAGCCCGGGCACGCCGGCACCGAGCGCAAAGCGGCGCATGACTGACCCAGGCCCGAGCAACGCTCCAGGCACGAAGCTCGCGACCGTGTCGGCATACTTGCCAGCAGTCGTCTGCGGATCATAGGCGAGGCCGGATCCCTGATGGAATGCGTCGCCGCCGTAGTTCTCGAGCGTGGTCCGCGAGACAGGCGCCTTGGCATCGCGCTGAGCGGCAAGCTGGTCAGCGTTCTGCCCGGTCATACGTGCGTCGAGATAATCCTTTGCCCATGAAATACCCCTAGCAGCGTCCGCCGGCGCGCCAGCGATGCCAGCTACGCCCTTGTCGAGCCCCGATAGGGCCGAGCGACCGACGTCCGTGGCCAAGTCGCCCCACGAACGCGAAGGCGCTGCCTGGGCTTGCGCGGGCTGCGCCGCGACAAGCGCCGGGCTTTCCTCGACAAGCGTGCCGCCGAACATGGGGCGGGGCGCCTGCGGGGCGTCGTCCTCGATCAGAGTTCCAGTGAACGAGGGCATGGGCTACTTCCGGTACTTCCTGCCGTCCTGGGGGTCGACGTAGATCGCCCCCTTCGGCAGCGCGTCGAAGTCGGCTTGGGTCTTGGGCGAGGCCATGCCCTGGTTCTGCTTGGCGCCAAACGGCTGCAGTGATCCATCTTCGCCGAAGACGTGGCTCGGCCGGTAAGCAGGCCCGCCTTCCCGCGCCATTGCCTCGATCGCGCGCTGACGCTCCATGCGCTTCTGCTCAATGATCGGCTTGCCCTCGCCGGGCTGCGGAAAGTACTGCCGCTCGGCGCTGTCAAACTCGCTCGGCGCGATGGCCGCGCCCGACTCCCGACGGAGCTGCGCGTTGATGAAGCTGCGCTTGGCCTGCTCGTAGGACTGCCTGTCCTCTGACTTCATCGAATTCGGCACCATCGCGCCGATGGTGGCGCCGAATGCGTCCTTGTTGATGTCCTCGAGCTTGCGCAGCGTCTGCTCCGACCCGAGCATGCGATCCGAGAAGCCGGCCGCCTTGCCCTGCGTGTCGTTGAACTTGCCGGTCGCGAACGGATTGCCGCCGCGCTCACCGTCCGTCCGCCCCTCGACCGGGATCGGCGAGAGGGACTTGGTCTCGGGGTCGTAGAGCATGTCGCGCTTGCTGCCGTCGGGCTGCTCGACGCTGTGGATGGTCTTCCGCTCCGGAATGGCGGCGATGACCTTGCCCTCGGAGTCCATGCGGGTCTGGCCGGGCGCCAGATTGAAGCCGCGATCCGTGGCAGTGGCCTCGGCGTTCCGCTTCTTAACCTCGGGATCCTCTGGGCCGCCCGGGATGTAGCTGACGCCACCTGCCGGGTTCGGGGCATATCCGCTCGGCGGGCCCGACGATGGTCCCAGATTGCGCCACGTGGACGGATCCTGATCCGGCCGGCCGAGGAAGATGTTGCCGCCGACCGTGAACTGCTGGGGATCCTTGTTCATCTGAGACTGGACAGACGACAGGATCGCGGGGTTGAGCGTCGCGGCCTCAACCTGATCAGCCGACAGCCCCTTGCCTTTCAGGTAGGCGCGCGTGGCGTTCTGCGCCTGCTGCTGCTGCAGAAGCTGGTACTGCTGAAGCTGCTGCTTGACGCTGTTGGCCTGGCTGCCCTGATATCCCTGAAGGCCAGCCGCGAGGCCGGGGCCGAAGCCACGGTTACTCATCAGGCCGATGCCGACGTTCAGCAGCAGGTCGCCGATCGCGGGGTTGTTGAGGCCGTTGGCGAACTTCTCAAGGAAGCCGCCGCCACCTGCCTGACCGCTCGCCTGCGCGGCGCCGGTCGGGGAGACGGCCGAGGGCTGAGCGCCGGGAGGCTGCATCGGCCGGGGCGAACCGGACGTCGGCTGCCCTGACAGAGGGTCAAAGCTATTGACCGGCATCATCTGCGGCGCGGCCTGCGGGGCAGGCTGGGCGGGGCTCGGCGTCGGCGCGGGCATCGCCGGGGCAACCGGTCCGCCCATCTGCGGCGGGGCGGCCTGGGGCACGGGCGGAACGTTGCCACCTGCGGTCGGAGGCAGCATCGGCTGCTCCATCCGACGCACCGCGGCTTCGTCCATCGCGATCATGGGCGCGTTCTGGTGCGCCTCACGGCTGACTGCACCGGTCTGCGTCGGGCCGCCATCCTGCGGCGGCTGGAAACTGTTCTGGCCGCCACCCATGCCGGCGCGGTTGAACAGAAGCTGATCGGGCGAGCCGGGTTGCTGCTGCTCGGAAGCCCGCGCCTGCAGGCTTTGCATCACCATCGCCTGCTGGTCGGGCGATAGATCCGCAAAGGCGGGCAGCGCGCCGAAGGACAGTCCTGCGCTCACGGGCGAGCCTTTCCAGGTGACATGGGAGTGAGGAAGGCCCGGCCCTCAGGCTGCAGGCCGATCAGGTGGCGCTGGTCGTTACCGCCGATGTCGATGCCGAGCTTGCCGCGGTAGCTTCTAGGGTCGCTGTACTGGCTGAGGTTGGCCAGGCCCTTCTGCTGAAGGCCCAGCATAGCGTTCTTCAGGTCGGCTTCCGGCACGTCGGGCAGCCGATCACGGACGTCCCAGATCTTGCCGGTGTGCGAGTCGCCCTGCGCGTCGCTCACGGCCCGCAGCACCTGATGTTCAAGCGGGGAAGGCGGCTCTACGGCCGGTCGAGGCGCGACCTGCATGGGGGCGTAAGGCTCAGGTGCAGCGCCCGCGATCGGCGCCGATGGCTTCGTGCTGGTGTATTGCGACAGGGCGGCCTCAAGCTCGGCGATCGGATCGGCTGGCGGCGTTGCCGGCGTAGCGCCTGCGTCCAGTCCGCGTTGGATATTGGCGATGGCGTCGTCTGCGGCCCTGTTGGCGACGGGCGCTGCGGGCGTGCGGTTGAACCCAAGGGCAGCCTCCAGTGCCGCGATTGGATCCTCTTTCGGAGCCCCGCCGAACGACCGCAGCGCCCCTGCTGGCGCCTTGAACGGAAGCGAGCCCGTCATCGCGAGCCCGGCCATGCCGTTTGCGCGATCCATCGCCTCCTGCGTCGGGTGCCCATCCAGCCCGAACACCTGCAGATCGCCCGTGTAGGCGTCTCGAGGGGCAGTGGCAGCCGACGTCGCCATATCCTTAGCGCGACCGGCCGCGGCGCTCAGGAACTCACCAGCCCCGATCTGCCCGGACCTGAACTTCTCCATCAGATCGCCGCTCCGGCCGACCATGCCGCTGAGCATGGAGCCGATCCGGCCGCCCATGTCGCCGACGGCCTGAGCATCGCCCGTGGCGCCGTTCATCATGCCGTTGAGCACGGAGGACATGCTCGGCAAGCCGGCGCCCTGCAGACCCTGATCGACGCCGCTGGGGATGCCTTGCGGGGTCTGGGGCGTCTGCTGCAGCGCCTGCGGGTCGAGATTGAGAAGTCCGAAGCCGCCGGCCATGTCAGGCAGCCTTCTTCGTCTTGGCCTTGGCGGGCGCCTTCATCTGCGCAGCCTTCTCTGTGGCCTTGCCGTAGTCGACCGCCATCAGGTCACCGAGACCGGTTGGCACGATGGCGCCCGGTGCCGTCTTCTGCACCTCCTGCGCGAGCAGGCCGATCTGCGGAGTGTCGCCGCCCTTGTAGTTGTAGCGATAGATCGTCTGGCCGTCGTGGAGCTGGCCGACCGGCTCGACGTTCTCCTTGGCCCGCTCGTCGGACAGGAGTCCCTTGAGAAGCCCGCCGCCACCGCCCGTGCCCAGCCCGAGCAGCGACGACCCGAGGCCCAGGATCGACTGCAGCGGGCTCGCCCCGCTGGTCTTGGTCTGGCTCGTGCCCTGCGTGACCTGCGTGCCGCCCATGGAGCCGATTGAGGTCGGAAAACTGGCGTACTGCGAGAGCGCGTTCCATGGCGTCGTCTGCTGCTCGCTGAAGAGCTGCTGAGCCGCATCCAGGCTGGCTTGGTTCTGCTGCTGCTGCATGCCGCCGACCTGCAGGAGGTTCGACGCGGGCGCATACCGAAGGGCATCGACGGACGGTAGCAGCCCGGCGCTCTGCAAGGCGGTCGACAGCCCCTGCTGGCCCGCGCTGATGGTCCCCTGCGCCCGCTGGAGGCCGAGGTTGGCGTTGAACTGCTGCGTGTTCAGGTCGTTGGAGGCGTCCGTCGAGGCACCGGCGAGGTTGTTGCTCGCGCCTTGACCGTAGGTCGACAGCGCGCCCTGAGCCTGCTGTAGGCCGAGGTTGCTGTTGAACTGCCCGCCGGCCAGCAACTGCCCTAGCACACCGGCCTGTTGAGCAGCCTGGCTCTGCGCGAGCCCGGCGCCCGCCAGTCGGTTCTGGTTGTTGGTGTTCTGGACGTTGCTGATATCGCCGGTGATGCTCTGACCCAGGCCCAGACGGGCCATTTTGGAGGCGTCCATCTGGTTGTTGGCGGAAAACTGGTTCTGGCGCTCGGTGTTGTACTGGTTGGCATAGAGCGCCGTGTCGGTGTCGTTGATCGCCTTGGCCATGCCGGCGGCGAAGTTGCCGGACCCGTACCGACCGGACGCCGCGTAGGCCTCCTTGGTGGCGTTCGACGCGTTCTGGTTCGAGGTCTTGACCAGCGCCTGAACGAAGGGGTTCGTCGTCGGGTCAAGGAAGTCGCCGCGTGCCACGCCTGCGAGGTTCTGCTCGGCGTAGCTCGGCCCCTGCGTCTGGTCGAACAGCTTCTGAAGCTGCGGCTGCGTGGTCAGATCCTGCTGACCGTTCATGAAGTTGCTGGCGACTTGGCTGACCTGGTTGCCTGGGCCGTAGGTGTTGGCCAGGTTCTGCAACTGGCTGAGGTCGACGCCCTTGACGTTGCCGAGCAGACCGAGCGCCCCGACCTGGCCCTGCGTCAGGCCATCGCTGTTCAGTCCGGCCGCCTTGAGCACGCTACCGGTGCCGGCGATGTTCGGGATGCCCTGCAGCATCGCGACGCCCTGCTGGGTGTAGGGCGACAGGCCGTTGTTGGCCAAGGTGTTCTGCAGATAGCTCGTGCCGATGCCGCCGGAGTTGTCCGACGCGGCCTGATCGCGCGTGCTCTGGATGCCGGCGCTCTGATCGTTCGAGAAATCTGCGACCCGCTGGCCGGAGTAGATCCCGTTGCCGATGCCTGCCTGATAGAGGGTCTGCGAGTCGTTCAGCGCGGTCTGGAGCCCTTGGATGGCCGGGGCCCACGGGTCCTTGGTCGAGACCTGCGTCGAGTTCTGGGTCTGGGTCTGTCCGCCGCCCATCAGTTCAGTTCCTTCCGATAAGAGACGGAGCACGCGTAATCTGGCATGATCGCGGCCCAGCCCGGCCGGCCGACGAAGTTGATGCTCTTGCAGCCGATCCGGCGCGCACCGGTCTCAATGGCGTTGATGGCGTAGCGCCAGACACCGCGCCCCCCAGAGCCCCCGAGCGCCAGCACCCAAGCGGTGCGCGTGCCGTCCTGATGGTCGCGCACCTGCGAGACGCCGGCGGCGACCGGGGGCTCGCCAAGCTCGCCAATCAGCATCAGGGCGCCCTCGCCGCGCTCGCAGATGCCGTAGAGATCCGCCGGCGTCAGTTCGCTTGGAACCCGGGCGCACGCGCCCTCAATCCATGGCAGAACCTGCGGCCACGTGAGTGGCAGCATCTCAGGCGACACTGGAGTCATGTTCATCGCTGGATGAGGTAATCGAAGATGCAGCCAGCCGCCGCAGCGGGATGCGAAATGGTGAACTGGCCAGCGTCGGACCCTGAATGCCACCAGCCGGAAGCCGCCGCATTGGCGGTAAGTGGCGACAGGAACACCGCGATCCCTTGAGCGCTGAGCTGATCCTGCACCACCGTGACGGTGGCACCTGGCGTCAGGGTGAGCGTCCCCCTGGCATTGGTCGCGCCGGCGGCCATCTCTCGCACGGCCCGGGTGACAGGAACGCCAGTCTCATTCGGGGCTGGGATCTGAACCGTCACCGCATGCCCTCGGCGGAACGCAACATCGGCTCGACCGCCTGGGCGTAGGTCCACGGGTCACCGGCTGCGATCCGAACGTCGACCTGATGGTAACGGCCGGACGCTCGGCAGGGTGCGAAGCGCTCCTTGTTCGGCGCGCTCTCCGGCCGTGGCCGCGGTGCATCGGTGACGGCGAGGCTTTCCCGGGTGGAGACGGTTGCGAACCACGCCGCCGCGTCGGTGTCGACCCGAACGCCGTCCGCGTAGGCTCGCCGGGGTCGCCCGGTCTGCACCCAGGCGGTCCCGATCCGCGCCTCAAGGCTCGCACCCTCGAGCAGGGCCAAGCGGTTGTCGGCCCCGAACACGCCAACCAACGGCACGCCGCCGGAGAACAGCGCGCTATCGGACGACAGCCCCTGCACGAAGCCGTAAGGGGTCGTGCCGCGGTCGATGTCCTCCGAAACGTTGTCGAAGGAGAGCGGCGCGGTCTCTGCGCGCAGCCAGTGCCGCACGAACACGTCGATGTTCGTCCAGCGATCAAGCACGAAGTCGTACACGATGGCGCGGTCGAGGGACGTCGGGTCGGCCGCAGTTTTGCTCTTGAAGGCCCAGAACACCCGTGTCCCCGTCGGATCCGAGGTCGCGACGCAGGTCTGGATGTAAGTCGGGTCGCGATTGGCCAGCATCCAGCGGTTGACCCGCTCCTGACCGATCGGAACCGAGGCGCCGTTCTGGAATGCGTAGAAGCCGTCCCGGTCCAAAAAGTAGATGATCGCGCCGATCTTGACGATCGACCACGGCGCCACCGCCCCGCGGTCCTCCTCAAGTTTGGTCCGCTGGAAGACCTCTCCGGTGCCAGCCGCGAACACGAACTGCTGGATGGCGCGTTCCTGAAACACCACGCCGACCTCGCCACCGACGAGACCGGTGACGCGCCCGCCGTCGGGGAGGATCTGAATGTCGCTGTCGTTGATGCCGGGCGTCCAGTAGGACGGGTCGCCGATGCCGGACCATTGCACGGCAGCCTCGTTGCCGAGCAGGCCACCGAGCATCACGAACTCATTGACGATCGCCACGAACCGGGCGTTCGGCGGCGGATCCGGCGAGGTGTAGGCGAGATCCGCGAACTTCGTCGTGGCAGGGGGCGCCGCGATGTCGATGGTCTGAGGCCGGGCGCCAGTGTGGACCGCGATCAGCTTCGATCCGTAGAGAGCGAAGGACCAATAATCCTCCGGCGGCAGCAGGTACGCGCTCGGGCCAGAGACATCGTCCCAGCCCAGCGTGGCGCCGTTGAAGCGATAGAGCTTCGTTGCGGTGCCAGCATACACCACCCAAGCGCCAGTCGAGAGCCGTACCGAGATCGAGCCCCGGCACACGCCAGGCAGCGGCAGGGTCACAGGTACGGGCGACGGCACGGGGCCGTAGCCGTTGGCCTGCGGGAACACGTTGCGCGCGATGGCGGCTGACGCGCTATCGACCGCAACCCGATCCGGCTCCCAGGCTCCGAACGGGACTGCGAGCGGCGGCGGCTCAACGGCGGGGACGGCGGAACCGCTCAAGGCATCGCCTCCGCGCTCATGACCCGCGAACGGCCCCAGCGGGCATCACGATCGGCCGAGTTGAGGTCAGCCAGAGCAGCCGCAGTCTGCTGCTGCCACATGGCGGCACGCTCGTCGTTCTTGAGGAACATCTCGGCCTCGGTCAGAACCCCGTAGAGGTAGAGGTCGAAGTGCGCGAGCAGCAGCCAGTCGTTGAGCACGCCGGAGAGGTAGATCGGCACGCCGCGATAGTAGGTCAGGTTGACCGGACCCGACGGCATCGGGAACAGCGTCGTGCCCTTGATGGTGAACTGACGCGGGATGCCGCCGGCACAGCCGTAGGGGTACCCCGACGTCAGCATATCGGGCGTGGCGTACTCCAGCGGCTCCGACCATGAGCCGATGCTGCGCACGCTGCGCCAGGCCTGATAGTCGCTCGGCAGCGAGCACGTTCCGGTCAGCGGGTCCGGTGTCAGGATCGCCTGAGCTTCACTACCTCCGACCCGCAGAAGCCGGTTCAGCTTCGACTGGAAATTCCGGATCCAGATCGGGAAGGTCGGGGCAAGCTCGGGCCGGTCGAGGTAGTCTAGCACCTGCGTCTGCAGATCGGCGAACGTGCCGCCGAGCGTCTTCACAATCGCGCCGTCGGCGGTGATGAAGTCGGTGTCGGCCGTCAGTGCGAACGCCGTACCGTAGGCGTGAGACGACAGATCCGCCCCGGGCGTCACGGTCGGCGCAAACCGCCCCACGACCGTCCCCGCAGGGGCGTTCAGCGGAACGGTGTTGCCGAACAGGGCGAAGGAGAGCGTCATCAGCGCCTCAGTCTGCTGAGTAGATGCGGACGTAGTCGACCAGCATTTCCATGCAGCCGCTTGCCGGGACATCGACGGGCCAGCCGCCACCCACCGACAAGTCGATCATCGCGAAGAAGGCGCCGAGGTTCGGGTCGTTCGCGCGGTAGAGCGGGAAGCGCACCAGTTCCTTCTCGTCGAAGTACCAGATCGCTTCCGCGTCCGTGATCCGCAGGCCGTAGGTGTGGAACTCGGTCTGGGTGTTGGCACCGCCGAGCATGTCGTCGAAATGCTTCTGCTGGTACTTTTCACTCGCGCCAGTCTGGCCCGGCCAATCGTGGATCGTGCCGACATACCCGAGCGGGAACTGCCCATAGCCTTCGATGATGTCGATCTCGACACCGCCCGCCGGGTTGTTGTTCCCGGCCACGTTGCCCAGCCAGAACGCCGGCCAGGCGCCGCGGACGGCGGGCATCTTCGCTCGCATGACGAAGTAGCCCTTGCGCACGGCACCCGGCGCCCGTCCGTTGGGGAAGCAGCTTGAGATCTGGCCCGAGTACCACCGCCGGCCCCAGCCTTCGGGGTCGGCGTACCCAGCGTCGTAGAAGGCCCGGATCGACAACATGCCGTTGGTGACCGTGTAGACCCGCGAGAACTGCGGCTCGTCCTTCGTGACGAAGTGAGCGCCACCGTACTGCCCGCCATCCGGCTTTGGGCCGATGAACCACTTGGACTGGTCGAGTGCCGTGCCGCTGAAGTCGTCCTCGAAAACGAGCCTCAGCGATCCTAGAAAGGGGCGACGGGCTTCCCGGCGCTGACGTTGACCACCACCTGAATTGTCCGGCGGATCTGCGTAGCCGGGCCGCTCCACACGGTGACATCGATCGGGAACGGACCATCCGGCAACGTCGAGACATCAACCTGCGCGGAATAGCTCGCCGCCCCGCTCAGCGTGATTTCCGGGGTGACGTGGCCGTAGTCACCGGACGTCTTGTGGAAGGCGACGTTGTACCACTGCGAACCGACCGAACCGGACAGAGTCGCCTTGGTGGCTGACGTGCCCGCGCCGACCTGAACGGTGAAGGCATCGACGGCCGGGGTTGTCCCGCTGCCAGTTCCGCCGGTCGAGCCGGTTCCGCCGCCGGTCGAACCGGAGGCCGGCGCCGGCAGGGCGGCCGCAAGGGTCGACTGCCACTTGGCTGCCATCAGGGCGGCGAGCGGTGCCTTGGGGTGAAGCTGGTCCTGGTAGTAGGTCGTGCTCGCCGGATCCTGCGCCTCCGGGATCGCCGCGAAGTCCACGAGATAGTCGGCGCCGATGGTGCGATAGTTCGCCCGCAGCCAAGCGTTGTAGGCGGTGACGTAGCCCTGCTGGGTTGCATTGACCGAAGCCGCGAACCCGGTGCCAACTGGCGTCAGGGTGCAGAGGACGACGACGAAGCCGGTGGCCTTGGCCTTGGCGACGTACTGCGTGACCACGGTGCGCAGCGCGGTATCGGTCGAGCCGTTGGACAGGATGTCGTTGATGCCACCGAGGATCGAGATCGTGTTGATCGTCGAGGCGTTGAACTTCGGGGCGTCCTGCTGATCGTACTGCGCGAGGGCGTGCGCAAGCGTGTCGCCCACGTAGGCGTCGTTGTAGATCGGAATGCCGGCCGAGGCGGCGATCAGCTTCGGATACTGCTGCCCATCCTGCAGGCCAGCGCCGAACGTAATGCTGTCCACCTCGAACAGAACTCCCCTGATCGCGGCGGTGCTGGGAGAGGTCGTCGGCGTGCCCGTCGAGGCCGGTGGGGTCGCCGCTGCCGGGACCAACCTGGCCCGAAGGTCGGAAAACTGCGCGTCGGATGTCGCTTTGTAGGCGTCAAGCATTGCCGCAATGTCGGTCATGGTCAGCGTCCTATCAGTTGATTACGAAATGTAACTGAACGCCGGAACGATGGCCGACACTGCGCGGGCGATGCTCGTCCCCATGTCGTTGTACATCGGCGTTGCCGGATGCACGTTGCCGCTCATCCAAGTTGGGCTCTTAGCGAGCTGCGACTCTTGGGTCACGTACCGCTGATGCCAGTCGTACATGATGCCGATATTGCGGGCGGCTCCGATCTCGCGAAGCGCATCGCGATACTGCTGCCAGAGTGGGGGTGATCCGGTCTCCATCGGCGAGCTAGAGACGACGGGCGGTGCAACCATGAAGAACACGTCGATGCCGGCTGCCCTGATCGCGGCGACGCCAGTGTCGATGTTCGACTTGAACGCAGCCTTCGTTGTGCCCGCGAGATTGCCGTCGTTGGTGCCGAGCTGAAGCCCGACGCAGTCCGGGTTCCAGGCGAGAATACCATCGACAGACCCGTAACCGCCCACACCTTCCGCCATGATGCTGCTGGTGCAGCCACCCTTGCCGGCGTTGATGATGTCGATGGAAGGGTTCTGGCTATCCCAGCAGTTGGCGCCGTCGATGTAGTTTTTCCCGCCGGAGATATAGCGGACGTTCAACGTGCCGTTGGTGGTGCGGGGAACGGTGAAGATGATCCTCTTCATGCCCCCGGAATTCGTCTGCACGACCCCCGAGGTGACGAGCGTGCCACCGTTCATGCTGACGCCGAACACGCCACCGCCGTCGTAGTAAACGACCTCAACCCGATCGACCGCGCCCGTCGTGACGAAGTTGATGGCGTCGCCCGCCGTCGTCATCTCGAAAAGCTGACCCGCAAGCGTGCTCGCCCCGCCGATCGTCGCCGTGCCCGTGAAGCTGACCCGGGTGTCGATCTGCGGCCCCTGATTGCCGAAGCTGACGAAGCTGTTGAGGTTGCCGCCAGTCAGGTGCGCGGCCATGAAAGCCGAGGTGCTGGTCGTGGGCCTGGCATTGTTGGGACCGGCGTCTTGGAAGCCGACCGTGATGCTGTCGCCGACCATCAGCAGCCGGGTATGCGTTCCGGCGGCCTTGGTCTTCGTGAACTGCGTGCTGGTGTCGTATCCATAGGCCTCTGCCGGCGCGAATGAGGGCGCGGAGACCGTGATCTGAGCCGTCGATGTCCGCGGCGAGCCCGTGGCTCCTGCCAGCGTCTCAACGAGGCTAATCGTAGGCGTGCCCGCAGCGCTGAACGTGCCCGAGACGGTCGAGCCAGACACGGTGAGCGTCGTCCCATTGCTCGACGTGGCCGTGACGGTTGAACCGGATGTCTTGCCGGTGATCGTGCCCGAATAGGCGCTGCCGGCGGTCGCGGTAAGCGGCGAGAGTGTCAAAGCGGAAAGCGTCGGACCAGCGGCAACCGGCGTGGTCGAAACCTCTGTGCTCTGCGCGCCTTCACCGGCCGAGTTCACGGCCGAAAGGCTGTAGAAATAGGTCGTGCCGTTGGTCAGGCCGGTGTCTGTGTAGGGGCTGGTCGTGCCAATCGTGCCGACCAGCGCGCGCGAACCTGATGCTGTGCCACGATAGAGCTTGTGGCTGGTGATCGCTGCCCCGTTGGCGGCGCCGTCCGTCCAGGCAACAGAGATCTGAGCGGTGCCAGGGGTGAGCGTGATCGTAGGCGCCGCCGGAGCGGTCGCTTGGACCGGTGCCGCTGCCGCGGTCAGCGTGATTGAGGCTGGGTTTGTAAGGCCGCCGCCATTCGACGTGCTGATCGCCTTGGTGCCCGCGCTCGCGGCGGTGTACGTGAAGGTTGCGGTCGGATTGTTGCTCGCGCCGAGCGAAACCGAAGTTGGCGTGAACGTCCCGCCGTTTCCGCTGTCGGATGGAGTGACAGTGACAGGGGCACTAAGTGCGCCCTGCGCAGCGACGGTGAAGTTGCTCGACGCCGTGCCCGCCGTGCCGCTCGTCGGACCCGTAAGCGTGTAGGCCGTCGCAGGCTGCGGGACGGCCGCAGCCGCCATGGCCTGCGAAACTGAGAAGTACGGCGTGCCATCCAGATAGGAGAAACGGATCAGGTTAAGAATGCCGGAGGTGTTTTTGTAGCCAGACGATGTGCCAAGCTCGGTGAAGCCCGAGAACGTGACCGTGCTAACGCCATCCGCCACCAACGGCAAAAGGCATGTGCCGCCATTGGCGACCGCGCCAACGCTCAGCGAGAGGGCGCCCGAAACGAAGAGCCTCGGCATCGTTTTGTTGCTGTCGAGCGGGATGACAGTCGCCGCAGCAACTGCCATCGGCAGGACATCGGCCGGCGTAATCGGGCGAGACATCAGGCGGCAACCCCATACAGTTCTTGGGCATCTGCTCCGAGGAGCTGCTGGCCATCGCTGCCAGCCAGGAGAATGAAGCCCGGTGGCGCGGATGGCCCTAAAGGCGCTGCAGCGACCGCAACCGAGGCCGTTGACGTGAACGGAGAACCGATCGCGCCAGTCAGGGTCTCAGTCAGCGTGATCGTCGGCGTCCCAGCGCCTGAGAATGTGCCAGAGACGACGCCGCCGGAGACTGTCAGGGCCGTGCCGTCGCTTGACACCGCAGTGACCGTAGATCCGGCTGTCTGGCCGTTGATCGCTGAGGCGAATATGATGGTGGCAGTCGCGCCTAGATTTAGAAGCGAAAGCGCGCCGAGCTTGGGCGCCCCCGCCGTCACCCCGATCAGTTCTGTCCGGGTGAACGGCGGCTGCGCGCCACTGGTATCGACCGCCCGCCATGTGATGCGGAACGCTTGGCCGACGCCGACAAAGCTCGGCGACGCGACGGTCAGCGTACCGGTGCTCGGATCGACCGTGAAGGCACCACCGGCGTCATCATCGAGGCTGTAGAGGAAAGCCATCGCTTAGCCCTGTGCCGGCAGCGGCCACACGCCGGACAGATCGCCGAGGCTGACCCGCTGGGCGCGATACAAGCTCTCGTCGACGTCGGCAGCCGTGAACCCGAACGCGTCCTTGAGCTGCAGGAGCTGCGCACGAAGCACGTTGTTGGAGTAGTTCAGTCGCTCGGATGCGACCTTGCCGATCCGCTGCTTGGCGGGATCAGAAGAGGACACGAGTGCTGCCACCTTGGCGGTGACATCGTCGATGCGGCCCCAGAGCATGAGGCCGACGCGCCAGTCGCCCAAGGTCGGATTGTCGGGAACGGTCGGCGCCGGCGGCTTGTAGACCGTGAGCGCGCCATTGATAAACCGATGGCCGGCCTGATCCGCTAGATAAGCCTGCCAGTCCTGTTCGGAGACAGCGAACGCGCCAGCCGGAATGCTCGGGCTCACGCCTTCGACATAGAAGGCGACGCGATCGGGGTTCGCGGCGTCTACGGTTGCGAAGATACCCATGTCAGTATCCTACCGCGTGCCATGCGACGATTGCGGTCGGTGACGTAATCCCGCCGCCAGCCGCGACATCGCGCACACGGGCTCCGAACGAAGACTGCCCGATGCCATCGACCATGCAGGACAGGGCGTCGGAGGTGTTGCCGAGAGGGCTAGCGACTGCAGATTTGCAAGCGTTCGGGAAAGTGAGCGGATAGGTGATGAACGTATCGCCCGCGACGCTGGTCTGGCCCCATTGCTCGATGAAGCCGTCCGACCACCTGCGATACCCGGAGGCCCCTGAGATGCTGTAGGCGGTGACGGAGGCGGTGCCGTTGCCGTTTCCGGTCCCTGCCCCGATGTTCGTGCGCGCCTGCGCCTGCTGGGCAGTTGTGAGCGTCTGAGCCGCATACTGAACGGCTGGGATCGCAGCGACCGCGGCGCCGACGAAGGACGTAGTCGCGAGCTGCGTGGTGTTGGTGCCTGCCGCAGCGGTCGGGGCCGTTGGCGTGCCAGTAAGGGCCGGCGAAGACAGCGGCGCCAGCAGGGCGAACCGGGCCGCGACGCTCAAGGAGGTCAGCGCCTTGGCGTCATCGGTTCCGGCCGCGACATCGCTCTGCGCTGCCTTCGGGACGGTAATGGTACGATCAGCCGTGAGATCGCCGCCACCGGTGGCCAGGCCGCCCGACAGGATCTGGCGCGAGGTTGCAACGCCGCCTGTGCCGGTTCCGCCCCCCGCGCCGCCTGTCGCCACCGCCGTGGCCACAAACTGCGTCGTGGCGATCT